AAAGCATTTCCCGGTGCGAAGTTTCGTGAATCTAAGTCTACGTGGGTTTTTCCATCCGGTGCAACCATCTGGTTTACCTATCTCGACAAGGACAAGGACGTTACTCGTTTTCAAGGACAGGCGTTCAACTGGATAGGTATCGATGAGATTACACAGTACCCCACAGCTTACGTCTGGGATTACCTGCGTTCTCGTCTTCGTTCTACTGACCCTGAACTCCAGCAACACTTGTACATGCGCTGCACAGCCAACCCCGGAGGAGTGGGTGGTTGGTGGGTCAAGAAGATGTACATCGACGGAACACCAGAGAATAAGCCTTTTCCTGCATTCGACATAGAAACACGTCGGGATTTTGTTTGGCCCCCCGGACATGAAAAAGCAGGACAGCCCCTGTTCTATCGCAAGTTTGTTCCGGCCCGTTTGACTGACAACCCTCACTTGATGGCAGACGGTCAATACGAAGCTATGTTGAGATCGCTGCCCGATGTCGAACGCAGACGACTTCTCGAAGGGGACTGGGACGTAGCAGAGGGAGCAGCCTTCCCAGAGTTCTCACGAGCCAAGCATGTTGTCGAACCATTCGAACTTCCAACGAACTGGCCGCGCATACGGATGGCCGACTACGGCTATGCAGCACCCTCATGTGTCCTGTGGGGCGCAATCGACTGGGATGACAATATCTGGATATATAGAGAATTATATCAAAAACACTTGACAGCAGAGCAACTAGCTGATAGAATACTAGAAGCAGAACAACTAGACCCACTACCTCACTACACAGTCCTCGACTCGTCTTGCTGGAACAAGACAGGTTTTGGGCCTTCAATTGCAGAGGTGATGATGAGGTCAGGTGTTCGTTGGACCCCTGCAGATCGCAACCGCATTCAGGGCAAGATGGAAATACATCGACGCCTAGCTGACAATCCATACACAGAAGAACCTCGCATTCGTTTCTTTTCTACGTGCCAGAACATCGTCAAGCAGATTGCTGGCATTCCTCTTTCCAAAACAAACAGCGAAGACGTAGATACGAAAGCAGAGGATCACGCATACGATGCCTTGCGCTATGGAATGATGACACGCATGAGTGGTTACACTTCTATACACCAACAGCTAAGTTCTATAAAGAACCACGTCCACCAAGTTCAAGACGAAGTATTCGGATACTAACCTATGGCAGAACAAAAAGACCCAACCCAAATTACTTTGCGTGAAGCTGCTGATGCTTACAACGCAAGAGGCGCGGGCACCATAGCAAGGTTTAGTGCAAAGGGAACCTTAAAGCAGTATGGTGATATGCCTCTTGTACAGGCATTTACACCCGACGAAAGTGGTGTTCGCCCTGTGGACACCATGTTAGAAGGGGCAAAAAGTCAAGGTGCAGCTAATTCTCTTCAAGATGATCTTCGTTTAATATCTAAGGATGTAAACAGACAGATATTCAACGCAGACCCTAACTCTTCTGCTTTGAATCTTCTTCCCGGCCTAGAAGCCAACGACCCTCAGACATTCAATATTTTCGGTGAAAGAGTATCTGCTCCAAAGCAAACTGAGATTGCAATTATAGCGCAAAACAAACAGGGCTGGGGAGAATTTATGCAGCAGTTGAATGCTATTCGTGAAGGCGGGGGCAACGACGCTGTAATTGCAGACGCAATTTACGTGAACTTACAAACAGGATATCGTAGTGGGGCGATTGCTGGTCTAACTGGTGCAGAGTACAAAGTTGACAGGGGCACAATCGAAATCACTCCCCAAACTAAAGCTACTCCAGAACTTGAAAAACGTACAGGCGCACAAAAAGTGGGTGGTAAACGTGGACAAGCCATCCCTCAAGATGTACCGCTAAATGAACAATCACACGCCCGTCTTCAACAGCGTTTAGCTGCTAACCAACTAGATGTTGGCATTCGTTCATTTATTGAAAATCAAATCAAAGCAGGTAAAGCTGCACCGGTGTTTGTAATAACAGGAAAAGACGGAAAATATCGACAGGTAAATACAACAGATATGACAGAAGTTCTTTCTCGTATTAGAACTTCTACTCCCATTATCAAGGACAACATAAACAACAAAGAATTTAACACACTTGTTCCTGACGATCCAGCGTACACAGGCGCAGATAAAAAGGGTAAATTTGGTGCGGCTCTTCTTCGTAATGTGTTTGCAAATGTTGCAGCTTTTGAAGTTCAAATGTCTGATGCAATGTTGGACTTTTTACAGGGTCGCAGTCAGAAATCTGGTGCAGAAACTAGATCAAGGACGGCTAAGTCAGGATATTTAGTTCGTCCACGCGGTACATTCTATCCAGCAGAACGTGATGCTGCACAGGCTGTGGGTAATTGGTTTGATGAAGTAGAGGGTGCTAGTGTTGTTGACAGATTTGACCCTGAGACTCAAACAGTCACCAAAACATCGTATGGTATTCCCGGTATGTTTGATCAACCTGCACCGTCTGCAGCCCCCACTGCACAACCTATTCCTGCAGAAAAACCTGCACCAGCTTCCCTAAACGATCTATCACCGGAAACAAGGTCCGCTATGGAAAAGGCTGGATTTAAGTTTAAATCACTTATTGTGCCGGGTACTATAGCCGCTGGAACAGCCGCAAGTGTTATAACATCTGAAGATGCAGCAGCAGCGGGATCAGAAGTTGTTAGGGATGTAGCTATAGATGTTGCGGGAGAAACAAGTTTAAAGAAAGTTTTAGGAAGAGTAGCGGCAGGACGAATTCCTATAGCAGATGTATTAATTCCTTCTGGAACTATGGCTAATCAAGAACTAACAGAAGATGACAGGGCTATTCAAAGTCAACAAGAAATGGAAGACTTGTCAGCACAAGCTGCACAAACAGTAGAAGATGAAGATGCGGCCCGCATTCAAAGGGCAAGACAACAACAACTTATGTCCCGGCCTATACCGGGAAAAAGTTTCTTAAATACAGAACAACAACCATAGGGGAGAAAAACCTATGCCCGGTAATAACTATAACTACGGTGCATCATACATTATGAACGCAGACAAAACCAGCGTTGATAAAGACGAAGGCGCATCTACACTCTACCGCGAAAAGCTAGAGTTTGATACTCGTGTCCAAACCGGACCAATGATCGAAGCTATGCCTAAGAAACAAACCAAACCAACTGTGGAAGCTTCACTGTTTAAGATGGCAGACGAACGCGACTACTAAGGAAGCGACATGGCCGATAATTTTCTAGAGCCGGAAGACGAACGAGCGATTCCGATTACTAGCCCTGCAGAACAAATGCCCGGACTTGCGGGCCACATACGGGCACGGTTTGACGATGCAGAAAACGGACGGTTCTCAAACGAACAGCGGTGGCTGCAAGCGTACAAAAACTTTCGTGGAATCTACGATACCACAACGCAGTACCGCGACAGCGAGAAGTCAAAGGTGTTTATTAAAATCACCAAGACAAAAGTTCTTGCTGCGTACGGACAAATTATCGACATCTTGTTTGCCAATAAGAAGTTTCCACTTGTCGTAGAGTCAACTCCTATGCCGGAAGGCATCGAAGAGTTTGCTCACATGCGTACCCCCGCTGACGAAGCAGCCCAACAGCCGGATGACCCCTACGGGTTTCCGGGAGACGGGAGAGCATTAGCACCCGGTGCTATGAAAGCAGATGATCCACACAAGTTAGGATCGTACGGCAAAGACTTTGGTGATATGGTACTTGCAGGTAAGTCTCGCGTAGGTGAGCCACAGTTCGAACCTGCAAAAGAACAAGCACGAAAGATGGAGAAGTGTATCCACGATCAGTTGCTTGATACCAATGCCGTCAGTGAGTTTCGCAAGGCTATCTTCGAAGCCTCTCTGTTTGGCACAGGTGTAATCAAAGGTCCGTTTAACTTCTATAAGCGAGTACACAAGTGGACAACAAACGAAGAAGGTGAACGCGAGTACACCCCGTACGAACGCACTGTTCCTCGTATCGAACACGTTTCTTGTTGGGACTTCCATCCTGATCCATCTGCCACGTCTGTAGAAGACTGCGAATACGTCATTGAACGGCATCGTATGAATAGGCAGCAGCTACGTAGTCTTATCATGCGTCCCCACTTCGACGCAGAAGCAGTTCAAGAGTGCCTTGCAAAAGGGCCAAACTACGAAGACAAATACTACGAAGACACAATCCGTGAAGATGAAACAGAACCCCACATCTCTGAGA